CTTGAAAACCTTTGTTACACCAATAATATCTGGTGGAACTTGCAAATAGTTACTATTCTCATAGTAAGTGAAAGTTACATCAGAACCCCCAATAGAAGAAGTTGCAGATGTTGAAGCAATTCCAGCGTTGGTTCCACCACTAACCACGTTTGGACGTGCTTTTCCTCTATCTATATCTTCTTGAGTAATTTGATATTTTAAGTAAACCTGAGAAACACCATCAAAGTGTCTTTGCTGAAAATATTGAACAGCATCATCAACCAAATCACTAATCTGTTCATCAGCAACATTGATTTCTAAAACAGGAGCACCTAATTGACGCTTACAGTAATCAATCAGTTCCTGTCTGGTTGAAGGCTGTGCCATTTATATAACAATATTTTTTTCTATTTATGTTTAGCGTTGGATAACCATTTTGAGGAGTGACTTGATCTCATCCAAGTCACTCCTAATATCACCAAGTTCAGTTTCTAAATTCACAATTCTCTCTTTATCAGATAACAGTTTTTCTCTGTTACTAACATAGGATTGATATTCAAGATGGTTCTTATTTACAATAGCATTTGTTTTGCTATCTCTATAAAAACCATCTTTTCCTTCAACAGGTATAAGTGCCATTATGCAAGTGCTAATACTCTAAGGTTTCTGAACTGTGGAACAATTGCAGAATTCACGGAGGTTCCAATGAGCTTAATGCGGAATGTTGTGAATGGTGGAAGTTTATCAGCAGTAAACTTATACTCTCTGAACAGATTCAAGGATGGACTTCCTTGATAATTGTCTGACTTAGGAGTAAAGAGATCAGAATCTCCATTGTTATTTGCTGTGTTGATCACAATTCCATTGGAATCCAAGTTGCTGTAACCTGGGAATGGAACAAAGATGGACTCATCAACACCAGTATCCTGATTGAGGGAATAGAACAATCTCACATCATTGTAAGTTGAAACATAACCATCAAGGATGACTTGCAGTGAAGTTGCTGGATTTTCCAGATCAATCTTCTTAGTTACATAGATGAATCTGTTTGGATCATCTGTAATGGTGTTGACTGCAAGACTATTTGCATAATCAGTTACAGGTCTGTTTGTTCTATTTGATGTGAAGATAACTGCAGAGTTATTCAGGTCAATAGCAGGACTCAATCTTGAATCAATAGATCCAAGGTTGAAGTTCATGGTGAATGACTTATGAGCAGGAAGTGTGGTCAGATAGGTATCTTCATTGATCTGTGAAGCAACAATTCTTGGAGCATCAAAATAATTTTCCTGATTGAGAGAAACATTTGAGAATCCCTTATCAACAAATGAACCTTCAGATCCATTGATGCTTGATCCAGTAACTGTTCTTACTGAAGAGTTGATAGTTACGCCTGTTGGTGTGGTAACTCTAATATTTGGAAGAATCTGATCAAATGGCAGGTTATAAGTTGCTTTAGCATTTGGACCACCAGCAGTCTTAGCACTATTGAAGTGAAGTTCCTGGAATCCACCAGAGTTGCCAACTGATCTGTCAATACCTTGTGTGGTATCAGACATGTCAATCTTGATGTGGTAAGAATCCAAAGTGATTGGATTGCTTACTGTTACCTCATTGAGATTATGAGTTGCATTAATTCTTCTGAGTGAAACACCATCAAGTTCATACTTATAAACCAGATCACTTGAAGAGTGATTCTCAGTCAGAGTATTATCAACACCTCTGGTGATGCCAGTAAGTGTTCCAGCACCAACTCCTGTGTAAGAAATGATTTCATTACCAATCTTTGCATAACCTGGATTTGTTGAAGCAACAGAAACATTTTCAAATGTTCCAAAGTTAGTTGTGCTTGCAATTGAAATGCTTCCAGTAGCAGCATTATTATATGCAGCATTCAGTGAAGATGGAGTGACATCAGATTGAACACCTCTCAGGGTTACTGTATTGGTGTTGGAGTGCATACCATGGTTTCTTTGGAATACCTTCAGGTGCAGACCATCACTTGTAACTCTGATTGGATCTTGTGGAATTACATCACCACCAACACTGAAGTTAAGAGTTGTTGTGATTCCACTGCTATTGGTATACTTCAGATACTGTCCAGCAGTTGTGCTGAATCTGCCTTGAACTTCTTCAATGATCAGTTCATTGTTTCCATAAGTTTCACCAACAGTCAATCTCATTCCAGTTCCAAGAGTTTGATTACCAACCTGAATTGGAGTCAGAACATCACCAACTGCATATCCTTTACCACCATCAGTGATAGTAGCAGCAAGTGCAACGCCATTGCTGATGGAAATGCTTGCTGTAGCATTCAATCCAGAACCAGTTATGCTTGTAAGTGCTACACCAGTGAAGTTAAAGTATCCAGCAGATGGAGTATAACCAATACCTGCTGTTGTGACTGAAAGTGTTCCAGTTGCAGAACCGCCATAACCAACCAGTGAACCAGTAGCGTCAGTTCCTTCTTGAGAAATGGTATTTCCAAATTCCAATCCAGAATCCTGAAGTGTTGTTCCAAGACCAACCTTGATATTTCTTGGGATCAGAGAGATTGCATTAGTGCTAATTCTCTCAAGGTCTTGTGGAAGTTTTGGATTGAAGAATTGTACAGAACCTTGTGAAACAAAGTCTGCTCTATAGAGAGTAAACTTGAGATCTTCATACTGACTTGGCGTCCAAACTGCAGCATTCTGTGACTTGAAGAGTGAACCAAGCAAGTTCTGAGAAGAAACAAGAACTTGTCCTGCTTCTGTTGCAATAGTTCTTACATCTGCTTCACCAAGTCTGGAGATCCAAACTCTATACTCAGTAGAGTCTGAGAGAAGAACCAGAGCATATTCTCTATCACCTGCAAGATATACAGGAGACTCAAATGTGACTCTTGTTGGGACAGTAGCATCAGATGATGTTGTGATGCTTGCTGCAGAAACTTCAACTTCAGAGTATGGAAGAATATTCAGTGTTGGAGTTCCCAACTGAACATCACGAAGTTGGACAGTAACAGGAAGTACATCATCCTTCTGTGAGAAGTAAATATCAACACTGGTTATATAGATTCCAGTGTCATCATCAATGAAGAATGTTTGTGCCAGTGGGTCTCTTCTTCGTGCTGGTCTTGGTGCAGGAATCTGAATAGTTGCAGAAGCACTTGCACTTGCAGAGTCACCAATTGTTCTGGTCTGTACAAACTCATCAACTGCAACTCTTGCATTTCTCAGTGAAAGTGTTACTTCCTGAGTATTATCAATATCACCTTGTGAGTAGAAGGTTTCTTCTGCTTCAGTAGTGACTTCCCCTTGAATTACAGTATCAATTGGGCTACTGGTCAGTCTGAATGTATTTCTTCCAGTTTCAAAGAGTGGGTTTGCAGTGTTGGTTGGATCAGGAACTCTATAAGAACCAATCAAAGTACCAACTCTATCTGTGACAAGTCTTACATTAGTGACAGTTGCTTCTGCACCACTGCTTTGTCCTCTCAACTTCATTCCAGCAGCAATATAACCAGAGAACTCTGGGAATGCTTCTTGTGAAAGTGAGAAAGTATCAATATTCAGGATTTCTGAAGTTTCGGAGTAGGTTGCAGGAAGAGTATTGTTTCTATCATAAGGATTAGAATCAAATACATCTTCTGGTGCATTGTAAGGACCATATTTGTGGTTTGCAGTTGCAACTCTGCATGTGATTGCTGGTCTTGTGCTGCTGTCAATCTGATCTTGAGTATCAGACATTCTACCTTCTACAGTTTCACCAACTGTAAAGGTTCCTGATACCATTTCAATTTCAACCAACTTAGAAAGGACAAAGTTGTTGACATCAACATTATCAAAGAATGAATATACTCTTGTGTATGGCTTCATTCTGGTTGCAGTGAACTCAATGTTACGAGTTCTCATGAAGTGAATGATATTTCTGTTGACAATTCTGTCACCCAGAGATTCAGTATCAATAACCTCAGTTACTGTGTTCTGAACACCTCTTCTCTGCTGACTGAGATTTACACCAACATTGCCATTGACACCAACATTGACTGATGTGCCATTTGCACTGGCATTCATTCCAAGACTGAAGCTGACATCAACACCAGTTGTTTCCCAGGACTGCCAGATTACAGGACTTACGCCTTGTCTCAGACCATCAACTTCATCAATGGTCTCAACTCTCATTGCATCAGCAACAGCATTGAATGAACCCTCTTGGAGAACATCTCTGACTTCCATTCTGTTGACATCAATCCAAACATCAACAGTTGGATCAAGTGCAATAGAACCTTGATAGAAAGTTACCAGGAAAGGAGTTACACTTTCAGATCTTGTAGCAAATGGTTGATTTAACCATTCAACTTCATCATAATCCAGAGTAACAACTTGATTTGTTCTCTTGATGTTTGTACCAAGAACATCTGCAAATCTTGAATCTTGATTTGCTGCAGTTGTGGTTCCAACACCAGCAATAGTGGTGTTTCCAATCTCCAGATTGACTGCAGTTGTATAGTGTGCAGGTCTCAGAACTCTCTTCTTAGTATCAACAGAGTTTCTTACACCAGCACCAGCATCTTGTGGTTCTGTTGATGAGAAGTTATCAACAAATACACCAGACTTGAATCTATTCAAACCATTTGCATCAGGAACAAAGAGATTCAGTGTATCTGACTCAATTTGATTCAGTTGTGTATAATACTCAAGGTTCTTGATTCTCTGCTCAAGTTTGGCAATATCAGACATCTGATATCTCTTGTGCTCAACAAAGTCAACTCTTGCATCTGATACATTGTACAGATATGCAGGCAGATAGACATTAGCAATGTTCAGAGCACCATTGACTTCCTCTGGAAGTTGTGGAGTATCTGATGGAGTTCCGTATTTTACTGTGAACTTATTGTCCTTATCAATGTAAATTCTATCAACTCTTGGGAGATAGTAGTTGTATCCAATAGAAATGGACTCATCAGAAGCAAGAATGTTCTTGGAGCTGTGCTGTCCACTTGTAAATACTCTTCCTGAGAATTCAAATGGTGATCTTGCACCAGCAGTTACTGTATATTCACTAACTCTTGGTCTTGCATCAATGATATCAGTGTTTCTAACTCCATTAATTGATGCAATTTCAGTTCCATAGTCAAAGTCTGTGTAGGAGTTTACAATTGTAATGTCTCCAGTATCAGCAGTTTCATAATATCCATTATCAAAGTAAACAATTACCTTTCTTGATGGAGCATCTGCATTTGGTTTTCTTACAATTCTGGAAATATCATAGATTGTGTTCTTCTGACCATTCTGCAGAGTGTAGTTTCCAGTAATATTCTTGCTTCCAATATTGATGCTGTTTGCAACTGCACTTACACCAGAAGTTTCAAATTTTACAACTTCACCATTTTGGAATACCGTATTATTCTTGTAAACAAATCTAATATTGGTATCATTTACTCTGGTCACATAAGTTGCTCTTGCACCACTGAGTGAACCTACAATCTCTTCACCAATAACAAGATCATTGGTTGTAGCAGAAGGACCATCAAGTGATCCAGTGGTCATTGAAGGTGCAACAGGATCGCTGGTGTCATTAGATTCAAAGATACCATGAATCTTGATAACATCAGGAACATTCAGTGAGATGACTGGATCCTGAACTCTGGTTCCAAAGGCATATGTGCCATAAGTCAAACCATCATTGAGAGTGGTTGATCCAGTTCCAGATGCTGAAACAGAAGACTTATTGACAATCAAACTGTTTGCAACATACTTCTTCTTGGACTTAGCAGTAACATTGCTCTTTCTGAGAGTTGCAATAACTTTAGTATCAGAGTCATTGGTTCCCAGACCATTGATAACAAGAGTTGTTGATCCAGAATTGAACTCAAACTTATCTGAGGAAAGATTTTCTGTGGTTCCATCAGAACGAATAACTACATATCTTTCTTCATCAAATGGAAGGAAGACTTCATTAGTTCCTGCACTAAGAGTTGCTGTTGAGTTGCTTGTGATGGTGGTATCAAATTGCTTTCTAATTACCAAGCTAGCACCAGTGAGATCAACAGATTCAATGTTGTTCTTGGGGAATCTGCTAAAGAGTGTATTGTTAGATGCACTATTACCACTTCCTCTGCTGCTCTGGTACTTGGATTCAACTACAGCAAGGTCAGTAACATTAGTTGCTGTTGTTGGCAGATCTCCATCTCTGTAATTGGAAACTGTGGTAACAGCAGCAATATTGAGGGAATTAGTGTTGACCTGAGTTACTCTTGCAAAGGATGGGATAGAATTTGTAGGAACTGAGTACTGAACAATATCACCAGTTGTTACAATACCAGGGAAAGCTGTGGATGGAGTGGTGATTGTAGAAACACCACCAGATGCTGCAGAGATTGAAGCAATACCAATAACTGCTGATGGTTCTTGAATCAAATCAGCAGTAAATGTAGTTGCAGAACCTACAATCCCATAAACTGATTTTACATTTGACAGTTCATGATTAGTGATATCAGATACGCTTCTTGCATCTGTGGTTGTTCCATTGAAAAGCAGTCTCTCACCAATGAAGAAACTACCTTGAACGTCATATGCAGTCAGAGCAGTTCCAGCACTAACATCATATCTCAGGAAAGCACTTGCTCCACTGGACTGACCTTGAATGAAGACTGGTGTAGTCAGTGATACTGACTGATTGACTGTAAGATCGGTATATGTTTGTACATCATACAGTGAAAGATCCCACTCATTGAGATCTGAAGTTACTGTGTTGTAGGAACCAGATTCAAGAGCAAAATCATAGATTCTGGCAAGACCAATTTCATTTCCTGCTTGTGCTTCTTGGTCACTACCTACTCTTTGATCTCTAAGACTCAGAGTATTGGTTGTATTGAACCCAATAGTTGCAGAACCGTAAACTCTGTTGACAGTAACTGTTGGACCAAATCCAAAATTGACTGCTTGACCCTCTACAAGTTTGGTTGTTCTTGGTTTTGGAACATCTAAGAAGGTTGTAGATCTCTTTTTGACTTCATAACCCTTTACATATGCTCTACCAGGAGAAACCTTGTAAATTGCTAAATCATCACTTGGAGTATTTCCTGCATCTGTGGTTTGATTTGAATTATAAACACCTCTGTTGCCATAACCATTGTTCAAACTTTCTCTAACAGTGGTTAGGAACTCTTTTACATAATAATGTCCAGATTCATCAAAAGTTCTTCTTGCAAGTTCTTGTCCTAAGAGATTATAGTCTGTTTTTTCAACAATATCTCTCAAAACACCATTTTTTACCTCTGCGAGTTGGACAAAACTCTGATCATTGAGGTCATCTGTGGATTTTTTGAATAATGTAGCACTAATTTTCAGTCTATCTGCACCAGGAGCAGAATAATTGTTGAATCCTTGAGCATTATCAGTCAAAGATTGGTCAATATCTGAATTTATGATGCTTTCGGCAACATTCAGACCAATTCTATAGCTTGGAGTGTCCCCATATTGGTCCAAAATGACCAAATCTGAGGCAACATCAACAAAATAACCTCTCAAAAAGTAAACGCCATCATTGATTGCAAAAGCAGAAGCAGTTGCAGCAGCATTTGTAGAGATTGTTCTTGCAAATCCTTCACCAGCAGTGATGAAAGTGGTAGCAAAGGTGATGCTTTCATCAGTTAGAAGGACTTCATTGTCCAAAAACTGTGCAGTTGCTAAATCTGTGGTGCTGGAATCAAAATAATCAACATAAATTGTATAATTTCCTCTCTCAGACTGCTCATCAGTGATATAAGTGACCACTTTTGCAGTGATTCCAGAGGTTTCTCCAGTAATTGTCTTGCCAACTAACTGATCCAAGTACACTGAAATAGGAATTCCAAGGAATTCTGACTCAACTTGAATAGCATAGAAGGGATTCAGATATGTAACGCCACCAGGAATAACCTGAGCACCCTCTTTGAAGAGGTGATTTCCTACATCTTCAATCTGATTTTGAAGAATTGATTGGAGGGTAGTCAGTTCTCTAGCTTGAACAGGATACCCAGGCTTGAAAAGAACCTTATAATAGTTGCTTTGAGGATCGAAATCATCAAAATAAGGAGCAACGTTGAGATTAGTTTCCTGTGGCATGATTTTTTAGAACTGCAAGATAATTTTTACGTCTTCTTTCTGTGAGGAAGACCTTGTAACAGAAGGTCTATTATCAAGGTAAATCATGTTTCCAGAGTATTTCTCTGATTCTGGTTGAGAAACACCATTCACAAAAGTTTGACCAAGATAGTATGTCCTACTATTTATTACTGTCGACACACCTTGGAAACTTGTTTGAATTGCCAAAGTATTGTCTGCACCTACAATGCTAAAACTTCCACCATAGTCAATATCAGATCTGAATTTATTTTGTCTAAATCCATATTCTGGACTTGTGTTTTTAGTATTGTTGTAGTTGAATCCTGCTGTTGATTGATCTTGCCAATACTTCAGAACACCAGTTGTCTGGTCATAAGAAACAACTCTTCCAATTGCAGTTGAACCAACTCCAACTGTTTGTGTAATGAATGAATCAGGGTTGAAGATTGCTTCACTATATCCAACTCCAGTCAATTTGAGTGCATAAACTGCACTTGCTTTATCTACTGTGAGGATTGCTGTAGAACCATGTGCTCTTGGATTCTCAACAAGACCAACAGCAGCAAACTGGTTTCCTGTAATGAAATCAGGATTTTCAGTGTCATTTTCAAATCTTGAATAAGTCAGGACATTATATGCACCCAACTCTCTGTAGATGTCAGCACCATGACCACCAGGAGGTGGAATAATTACATCAAACTCAGGAGCAGTAGTTCCAGTAGGAACTCCACCTGCTACCAAATCTACAGTTCCAAATGAGTATCCACTTCCACCATTGGAAACTGTGATGCTTGAAACTTGTGAATCATTGTCAATAACAATAGTTGCTTTTGCACCTTCACCATCACCAAGAATAGGGACACCAGTGTAAGTTCTATTTGCAGTTCCAAGAGCAACACCACGATTTCTGATTGTGATGGTTTTTAACTGACCACTTGTTGCTGCATTATTTCTCACTGCAGCATAAGTTGAACTGCTTTCCCAATCACTTGGGACAGGAATATAGTTTGTTGAGTCAAACTTGATTGCCTGAGATGGGCTGATAGTATAGAGATATTTCCAGATATATCCATCACCACTTGAACCAGCAGCTCTTGGTTCTAAATCTGTGAAAGTTGGTTCATCCAGAGAAGGACCACCTTGGAAGTTGTTCTCTGGAGTTGCATTATTGTACAAACAAATATAAACTCTATAGTCAGAGTTCATTACATAATAATTTGCAGAATAAACATCAAAAACACCTGATGGTTGAGATGGATTGTTTCTGCTGATATCATCTCTCCACATATCATATGTGACACCAGAAGTCCAAGTGTTCTTTCTAACAACTTGACTTACATCACTGGATGCAATCTTTTTGAGAGCAAGCATTTCATCCCAATACATTCTACCCATCTCATCAAAATTATCAATTGGAGATGGGGGTGTTGTATCCCAAGATGATAGGAAATCACTGGGATTTGGGACACTAATGAATGTGTAATATGAATTCGAGCTAGATTGTACCCCAGCAACAAAATTCTTTGCATTCAATATACGAAGTTGGTCAGTAATTATTGCTGCCATTTGTAAACAGAATTTTCTTTATTTATTATGATAAAGTGAAGCTAGTTGAACCAATGCCACTTGCAGTAAATATCAAAGTGCTTCCAGAAAGTGTAATCTGAACTGCTGTTGATCCAACTTCACTGATAAATCCACCAAATGCAGTGGAAACACCAGATGTTGATGAGTTTGATGATGTAATAAATCCAACAGTTGTGACACCAGAAACAACATTGAGACCATCAAATGTAACACCTACGCCTAATGTGGTGCCATTTCCAATCTGGTTATAGATCTCTGAAAAGTTTTCATTGATCTTGATAGCACCAGATTGTAAGGTATCACCTGTACCATCATTAGGCGTAGTGCCTGTTCCTATACCTTGTCTCGCCATTTCCTATCAGACATTTTTCGTAGAAGTATTTAGTTGTTAGACAATGTAGTTCTCATATTTGAGAGGATTGAATCTGGTTACAAGTGCTGCAGTTGTGAGTCCAGTAACTCCATTTTGGAGATATGTGTTGTAACTCTTAGCATTAGTTCTTGTATCAAAGACAATCTTACCCCAACTGAAGTTACCCATGTTAGGTGCTTCAGTGTATCCAAATCCAGTCCCAACAGTGTCAACATTGACAAAGATTCTTCTGACATCACTGTTTCCAATTCCAGTTACATTCATAGTTCTGGTTTCAGATGATGCAACTTGATAAACACAATCAATAAATGTAGTACCAAGACCAACAGAAGATCCTGCTGTATCCTGTGATGCAAATGTGCTTCCAATAGAAATATCAGTGTCATAAATGACCAAGAAATCACCAGTTGAAATGCCACTAACTGTAACTGCAGTTCCAACTAAGTCAGCATCTCTCATGAAGGAGTTGATTGGAATAAACAGATCAAAGAAGAATTGATTCTGAGCACCTGAAACTGTTGTTCCAAGTCCAACAATAACTCCATTGTCACCACTGTAAGTGTCAACAGTCAGTTTTTCTCTTATAATTTTTGGTGATCCAATCAGGACAACTGGAGGATTAGTTGATGTATAACCAGTTCCAGGTCCTGTGACTGTAAGAGTAGAAACAACACCACCACTAATAGTTGCAGTTGCACTTGCTCTCTGTGTAGATCCAAGACCAACAGGGTTAGAAATTGTAACTTCAGGAGCAACAGTGTATCCTGTACCAGCATTTGTGATAGTCAAAGATGAAACTGTTCCAGCAGCAGAAACAACAGCAGTTGCAGATGCAGCAACCACTACATCTTGAGAATTGATCAAGATTGTCTCTTGGAATGTTCTGATAGTTGCTTCATTTTCTCCATTATAAAGTGGTCTTACAGAATCAACATAAGCAGTGAATGATGTGACACCAACAGGTTGAATGAGGTAAGATGAAGGATAGATAAGTGGTTCATAATGTGTTCTATCTTTGCCAACAACCTGACCATTGATGATTCTATCAACGGTTTGTTTACACCAGGTAAGAGGTCTCAGTATAGATCTATCTGTAACAATTCCAGGTCCAGAGTATGGATTGGTCTTGACACTATCAACAGTATTAATACCAGTTACAACTCTTGGATCCTCATCCAGCGCAAGTCCTTGACCATTGTATGGATTATTATTGAGATCAAGAGTATCACCAACCTTGACAGTTTCAAGAATGTCTATAAATGCAACATCAACATCAGCAGTTCCTTTATAGAACAACACTCTTCCAGTATCACCAACCTTAGGTGGTTCAGTGAATGTAATTGTGCTTCCACCCTTGTACTGATAAGCAACTCCAGGTTGTTGAAGGATGTCATTCAAGAACACTAAGAGAGTTTGGTCAAGTTTAATTCTTGATCCCTTAGCAACAGCAGCAGAGAATGGATTGCCATTGATCTCAAGATCAAATGTGACTGCAAATCCATCAAACTGTCTGTCCAGATAATCAAGAACTTGAAGTTGTCCAACATTGTATCCACCAAATGTGTCATCAAAGACCTGATCAATAGAGATTTGGAATTCATCATAGGTTTTGGTTGTGTCAGTTGGAATACCAACAGTTCCACCAATAGCAACTGTAAGAATCTCACCATTTCCATATCCATATCCAAGATTATTGATCTGGAAATCAATAACACTTGATGCAGCACCAACTATCATATTGACTGTTGCACCTGTTCCAATACCTGTTGGAGAAGATGCACTGTAAATCAGAGGAATGTCATCATAAGGAAGTGGTTCATCAAATACAACAACTGGTGGATTAGTTGAAGTATATCCAGATCCAGGATTCGTAATAGCAACACTGACAATATGACCACCACTGATAGCAGCAGTACCAATGAATTCAATGTTTGGAGTTCCAGTGCTTGCAGTTTGGACACCAACATTGACAATTGTTTGTGCTCCAGGTCTGTAACCAGAACCAGAGTTACCAATGCTGATAGAAGAAACAGTTCCAAGACCGGAGATAATTGCAGTACCACCTGCAGCAACCAGAGGTTGATATCCAAATCCTTCTGTGGATCCAATTTGTACAATCAGACCACCAACTGGGAATTCAGTTCTGTTGACATCATATCCATATGGGAGACCTGCTCCACCAGTAAATCTGAGAGTAGTAATTCCACTCTCCTCCATCTCATAGTCACCTCTTTGGACATTGATTGCTTGCTCTCCCTGTGGAATTTGGAAAATGCCATTGATCAAGACAATGCCATTATCTGTTGAGAATCCAGTAACAGGTTGACCATCTACAGCGAGTGTGAATTCGCTTGCAATTCCTGTAAAATCTTTGGAGATGTCATCAAAGACATAGTTGCCAGCATATGTGTCTGTAGAAGATCCTACAATTCCAGATCTCATGAACACTCTACCTTGGAATGTGGAACTGGTTGTTATACCAGCCCAATCTTCCTCATCAGGAGAACCAGTTGTTGTTCCAATGGGAACATTTCCAAATGGAGGAGATGTGAAGTTGAGTGTATTTCCTGAAATATTATAATTTCCAGCAAGTTTTGTTACCAGTGTAGTATCAAGGTGAGCAACCATAGCGGTTCCCATTTGACCTCTTCTGACAGTGATGTTATTTGCTCCACCAACACCAACACCAGTTACAAGCATTATCTCATCTTCAATTTGAATCAAATCTTGAGAGAAGATTGAATTGATGCCTGTCATGGCAAATGTTCTTTCAAAAATGACATTCTGTGCCAGAGCATGTGTAATCCCTGCAGATACCAGTGGTGATTGTATAATATTATCAACGGCAACCATTACTCTTGGATTTGGATTGAGTGATGTGAAACTATGGGATGTTCCAATACCAACAGAAGTAAAATCAAGAGTGTTTGGAGATGCTGCTAATGCTTCAGATGCACTAGCTGCAACCTTGACACTAACATCATCAATTTTTACAATATAGAGTTCATGTGGGAGTTTGTCAGTAGAAACTCCAGCAATTGTTGTAGTTGCAATTTCAATTGCCTGCGTGGTTCCAGTTCCAGCATAAGA